ACGGAAGCGGGCAGGGCGGGGAGGATGGCCCACGATGGAATGGCGCGAGGCAATGATGAAGGACACCGAGATCGCGGCGTTGGTCGGGACGCTCCGTAGCCTGGGCGTGACCCGGTACAGGTGCGAGGGCCTGGAGCTCGAGCTCGGCCCAGTCCCGCAGGCCCCTGCCGCTCCCGTGACGCCGGCCGAGGTCGCTGAGTTGGCTGGCCCGATGCCCACCGAGGAGGACATGCGCTTCTGGTCCGTCTCGGGCCCCCTGCCGTCCGAGCTCAAGCCCACGGGTGCGCCGGGTGAGTGACCCGAACTTCAAGCCCCGAGAGCCCCTCCCGGGCAACTCCACGAGCACGACCATGCTGGAGTGCCGCTCCTGTCGGTACGTCATCCTGCCGGGGGACCCGCCGAAGCATCACGACTCCTGCGCCCTGACGGTGGACGGGCAAGCCTACCGCCGGCTCTACGGCATCGAGGACTGACCCATGGCCGTCAACGCCACGTACAACTTCAGCACCAGCGCGGCCCCCGACGTCGGCCCCCTCAAGCGGCGGTGGTGGGTCGAGGAGAAGGACGACCTCCCGGCGACCCTGGAAGCCATCATCCGCAACATCCGGGACCGCTCCACGGCCATCGAGACGCAGCGCCAGGTGTCGGCGCGGCTCTACGGCAATCTGGCCGTCATCGGGCCGGCTGGCCTCTCGTTCTCCCGGGCCTCGCAGGCGTCCCCGATGCGGGACCGCATCACGTACAACCTCGTCCAGTCCGTGGTGGACACGATCACCGCGAAGACGGTCAAGAACCGGCCCAAGCCCTACTTCCTGACCTCCGGGGGCGACTACCGCCAGCAGCGCAAGGCCAAGAAGCTCAACCGCTTCGTGGAGGGGCTCTTCCACGAGCTCAACATCCGCGAGATCGGCCCGATGGCCTTCCGGGACGCCGCGGTGTGGGGGGATGGCATCGTCCACGTCTTCGCCAAGGACGGCCGCGTGGCCTGGGAACGGGTCATCCCCTCCGAGCTCTACGTGGACGAGGTCGAGGGGTTCTACGGCTCGCCTCGGCAGATGCACCGGGTCAAGATGCTGGACCGCCTGGTGGTCCTCGAGGCGTTCCCGGAGCACGCGGCGAAGATCTGGGAGGCGAAGGCTACCAGCCAGGACCGGGCGAGCGATGTCCAGTCGGTCTCGGACCAGATCCCGGTGGCCGAGTCGTGGCACCTCCCCAGCGGCCCCGACGCCAAGGACGGCCGGCACATCATCTCGGCCTCGACGGTGGTCCTCCTGGACGAGCCCTACACCCGGGACACGTTCCCCTTCGCCCGCATGAAGTGGAGCAAGCGCCTCTGGGGCTACTGGTCCATGGGGGTCGTGGAGCAGATTCAGAACCAGCAGACGGAGCTGAACAAACTGCTCTGGCTGGTCCAGCGGTCGTACCACCTGATGGGCTCCTTCAAGATCTGGATGACGCACGACTCCAAGATCGCGACGGAGCACCTCAACAACGACATCGGGTCGATCATCCGGGGGAACACCGCGCCGCAGTACCTCACGCCCCAGGTCGTCCCGGCCGAGTACTACGCCCACATCGAGCGGATCGTGAAGATGGCCTACGACCAGGCCGGCGTCTCGATGCTCTCGGCCACCAGTGAGAAGCCCGCGGGCCTCGACTCGGGCAAGGCGCTGCGGGAGTACGGGGACATCGAGTCGGACCGCTTCCAGGTCATCGGGCAGGCGTACGAGAACTTCCACCTGGACCTGGCGCGGCTGTCGATCGACGTGGTCCGGGACATCGTGGGCGAGAAGGCCAAGCGGCACGAGGCCAAGTCGTTCGTGGTCAAGAGCTCCGCGGCGCGGTTCCTGAACGAGATCGACTGGAAGGACATCGACCTCCGGGACGACGCCTACGTGATGCAAGTCTTCCCGATCTCGTCCCTGCCGAACGACCCCGCCGGCCGGCTGCAGACGGTTCAGGAGTACGCCCAGGCGGGCTTCCTGGACCAGCGCGCGGCGAAGAAGTTGCTCAACTTCCCGGACCTCGAGGCCGAGGACTCGCTGTCGAGCGCAATCGAGGAGCGGATCGAGGCGTCCATGGAGGCCATCATGGATGGGGACAAGTACATCCCGCCCGATCCGTTCGTGGACCTCGCCCTCGCCCGTCAGATGGCGCTGCAGTACTACAACCAGGCCGCGAAGGACGGCGCCGAGGAGTCGAAGCTCGACCTCTTCCGCACCTACATCGGCCAGATCGACGCCCTGGAGGCCGCTGCGGCCCCGCCGGCCCCGCCCCCTGGCGTGGCTGCTCCCCAGGCCGCCCCGGCGCCCCCTCCAACCTCCGACCTCATCCCGAACGTCCCGGGAGCCCCCGGACCGATGTAGCGCAGTCCCCAGCCATTCACGCACACAGGAGCAACCATGCCAGTCGAAGCCGTCGAAGCCGTCGTTCCGCCCGCACCAGCGCCCGAGAAGCCCCCCGAGGGCACCCCGGAGCCGCCCAAGGCCCCCGAACCGCCCAAGTCAGACCGCTTCGCCCGGCTCGCCAAGGCCGAGCAGCAGAGGGTCGCCAAGGAGCAGGCCCTCAAGGTTCAGGAGTCCACCCTGGCGAAGCGCCAGGCCGACCTCGACGCCTGGGAGACCCGGCGCAAGGGGTACGCTCAGAACCCGCTGCAGGCCCTCATGGACGCATTCCCGGGGATGGAGCCCGTCAAGGCGTTCGAACTCATCGCGGAGGCCGCCAAGAACGGGGGCAAGCCCGGGGCGAGTGCCGACACCTACGCGGTGCGCCAGGAACTCGCGGAGTTCAAGGCCCAGCAGGCCAAGGCCACCGAGGAGGCCCAGAAGCTCCAGGCCGCAGCCTCGGAGCAGGCCGCCAAGGAGGCCGAAGCCGCCTTCCGGGACCAGATCACCGAGGTGGTGGACGCGAACCCGGACGACTTCGAGTTGACGAAGCTCTACGGCCAGACCTCGCTGGTCTACGCGACGATCGAGGAGGCGCACCAGCGGACCGGCAAGATCATGCCGATCAAGGAGGCAGCGGCGCTGGTGGAGAAGTACCTCGAGGGCGAGGCCGAGAAGGCGCTGAAGACCAAGCGCATCCAGGCCAAGCTGGCGCCCCAGCCCGGGACGCGGACCCTGTCCAACGACCTGGCGCAGGGCGGGAGCCAGCGCGGGCCGATGACGGAGCAGGAGCGCATGGCTCGCGCGCTCGCCGCCCTCGGCGGGTGAAGCATCCGGGGGTCCCGCCGCCTGGCCGAACCGTTTAGAGTATGGGGACAGCGGACCGGTCTCCACGAACGCGAGGAGCCGGCAGAAGCACCGGACGTCCAATCCGGCAGTTCGCTTTTCGGGGTCGAAGCGGAGACCAAAGGGCTGTGTCACGGCCAGCCACCGCCAGACCGCCGGTCCGCTGCGTAGCACGGCCATTGCCCCGGCCACGGGGGGCGTCTACCGTGGCCTTCGTAGCTAGTCCGTGTGTCTCGGTTCTCCGGTTGTGAAGCGATTTTGGGTGTGCCGCAGCGACTTCCGTTCGTCCTGCCGTGCCCACCCTTTGCGTCTGCGGACGCGCGCTTCACGGAGACACCGTGGCTACCTCGACTTTCACCGACCTCACCGCACTCAACGCCGCCCTGAAGGAGCTCTACTCCGGCCAGGCCGTCGAGAACCTCGTCTACTCGGACAACCCGTTCCTGGCGATGGTGCCGAAGTTCACCGAGTTCACCGGCAAGTACTACCCGCAGCCCATCATCACCGGCACCCCCGCCGGCCGCAGCGCCACCTTCGCCAGCGCGCAGCTCTACCAGTCGCAGATCAAGGTGGACTCGTTCCTCCTGACCCGCGTCAGCGACTACGCGATCGCCACCATCACCAACGAGGCCATGCAGGCGTCGAAGGGTGACAAGGGCGCGTTCCTCGAGGGCATGAAGAGCGCCGTGGACGGCGCCTTCCGCGCGGCCACCCTGTCCCTGTCCAGCGGCCTCTTCCGCAACGGCAAGGGCTCGCTCGCCCAGGGCACCTTCACCACGGCCACGAACCTCGTGACCCTGGCGAACCCGGCCGACATCGTCCAGTTCGAGATCAACATGGCCCTCCAGGCCGCCTCGACGGACGGCGGCGCCAGCACCACGGGCGACACGACCATCGGCTACGTCATCGCCCTGGATCGCTCGGCCGGCACCTTCCAGGTGTCCACCAGCCTCGGCGGCGCCAACGCCACCCCGGCCGGCTGGACCAACGCGACGTCGTACTACTTCCGCGTCGCGGGCGACCGGAACCTGAAGATCTCGGGTCTCGACGCCTGGCTCCCCAAGACCGCCCCCACCGCCACCGCCTTCTTCGGCGTGGACCGGAGCCTCGACACCGTGCGCCTCGGCGGCGTCCGGTACGACGGCAGCGCCCAGAACCCCGAGGAGGCCCTCATCGACGCCTCGCAGCTCATCGCCCGCGAGGGCGGCAAGCCGGACATCGCGATCGTCAACTACGCTACCTTCGGCTCGCTCGAGAAGTCGCTCGGCGCGAAGGTCCAGTACGTGGACGCCAAGAGCCCGGCGAACATCGCCTTCCGCGGCATCCTGGTGAACGGCGCCAACTCGACCATCAAGGTCTTCCCCGACCGGTCGCAGCTCCCGGCCACCGCCCACCTGCTCACCCTCGACACCTGGAAGCTCCGCTCCCTGGGCGAGGCGCCGCAGATCCTCCGCTACGCCGACGGGATCGACGCCCTGCGCGTCACCAACGCCGACGCGATCGAGGCCCGGATCGGCTACTACGCGCAGCTCGGCTGCAGCGCCCCGGGCTGGTCGGGCGTCGTCTCGATGCCGGTGTAGTTCGTCCCTGGGAGGCCGGTGGAGTAGCGCCGGCCTCCCCTCCTCGCGGGCAGGGGCGCCCAGCGAGCCGTAAATCCGCCCTCCCGCATGAGCGGGGAAGGAGTCTCAGATGGCCGGCAGGCACTACACGCAGTTCAGCTACAGTCTCGAGAAGCAGCCCGTCACCCTCTACGCCATCTCGGTCGGCGCGGGCGCTGGCGCGGACATGACCATGCAGTACTGGAGCCCGGCGACCAACGCGCTCGCCACGGCCCCAGCCGGCGGCGCGAAGGGCGTCAAGTCGATCACGTACAACGCCGCCACCGGCAAGTACAAGATCAACCTCCAGGACCCGTACCAGCGGCTCCTCGGCATCGACGCCGTGACCCAGGCCGTGGACGGCGCGACCGCTCCCACCACCCCGGCGTTCTACGTCGAGAGCATCACTCCCGGCGGCGCGACCCCGAACATCGCCGTGGTCGTGACCAACGCGGCCGGCGCGGCCACCGCGCCCACCACCAACTGCCGCTTCTACTGGACCATCCAGCTCTCCAACTCCACCGCGGTCTAAGGGAGGCGCCATGTTCGGCTCCGACGAAGACACCGCGAAGGCCATCCTCGGCAACCCCGAGGAGCCCGAAGCGGACGAGGGTGGCGAGGACGTGATGGCGGCCGAGGACGTCCTGGCGGCGTTCGCCCAGAACGACCCGAAGGCGCTCGCGGCCGCGCTCAAGTCGTTCTTCCTCATCGTGGACTCCCAGCCGCACGAAGAGGGCGGCGAGTAGCAGCACGGGCCTAGGGACCGGGGGCCGTACTCCCCCCGAGCGGCTGCCCGGTCCCGGCCTCTAGGAGCCTCATGGCCTCGACGATGACCCTGCTGCAGCTTCGGACGGCCGCCCGGCAGCGCGCGGACATGGTCGGGTCCCTCTTCGTCACCGACCCGGAACTGACCTCCTACGTCAACCAGAGCGCGTATGAGCTCTACGACCTCCTGATCCAGAAGTACGGGGACGCCTACTTCGCTGCCTCGGACCAGATCACCACGGACGGGGTCAACGAGACGTTCGCGATGCCCGGCGACTTCTACAAGCTGCTGGGCGTGGACCTGAAGACGAGCGGCGCGCCCAACGGGTGGATCACCTGCCGGCCCTTCATGATGAGCGAGCGCAACCGGAACTGGCGGCCCAACGCGGCCCCGGTCCTGGGCTTCACCGCGCTGCGCTACCGCATCCTGGGCGACACCCTCTGGCTCTCGCCGCTGCCCTCGAGCGGCCAGGTCGTCCGGCGCTGGTACGTCCCCAGGTGGGCCGAACTCGTCAACGACTCGGACGTCCTCGACGGCGTCAGCGGGTGGACGGAGTACGTGGTCGTGGACGCGGCCATCAAGTGCCTGCAGAAGGAGGAGAGCGACCCCTCCGTCCTGATGGCGCAGAAGCAGGCGCTCGCGGGGCGCATCGAGTCCGCGGCGTCGAACCGGGACGAGGGCGCTCCCCCGACCGTCTCCGACGTGATGGGCCCCGACTCGGTGGCCGGCTTCGGTTGGCCGACCTCGGGCGGGTGGGGGTACTAGGTGAGCATCCCCCGGCCGCTCGCCCTGGTGGTGACTCCCAACCGGGAGATCAACCAGATCCAGCAGAACATGAGCCGGGCCCTCTTCTCAGACCAGGCGCTCGGGGAGTCCACGCCCTCGGCGCGGCTCCCCACGGCGGCGGCGAACGTGGCCGGGCGGGTGTTCCGGGTGAAGGACAACGGGCAGCCCGAGACGCTGAAGATCTGCCTCCAGAACTCGGACGGGAGCTACGCATGGGCCGTGCTCGTCATTGCGCCGGCCTGATCGCGCTGTTGGCCTCGAGTGCGTGGGCCCAGCAGGGGCCGCCGGT